GAAAATAACATACAGATAGACGACAAGCATAGTAATGGTAACTGGTCTTGCTGTGGTATGACAGACTTTCATATGAACTTACATTACTTTCAACACGGAAACGATAGTAATGATTATACATTTACATTACCTGAAACTACAACAGTAGATGAAGAAGAACTAGAGATAGATATATACGAGGTAGGTTTTAGGATTGGTGCATTAAATAATGATGGAACAGTTACATACATACATACTGATGAAACCTCACAAGTAAATGTCCTAGAAGGTCAAGACAATACAGATATAGAAAATATGTTTGAAGATGTTGTTTACAATATTTATGACACTCTTGAAACCTTTATAGAAAGTTTTACAATAACAATAAATGATTGGTCGTTGCTTGATGATATATCATTTAAATATATACAGCCAACAACTACTACTACAACTACTACCACATTACCTCCTCCACCAGAGCCTGAGCCTGAAGTTGCACCACCCGAACCTGAAACAATTGTTGTTGTTCTTGATGATGGAACTGAGGCTGAGTATGAACAGCATGAAATAGATGATGGCACTGTAGAGAGAGATAACCAACGTAAAAAGAATTACGAAATATATGGTGTAGAATTAACTGACGAACAAATTGAGAGAGGAGATTTAGAACAATATGATATTGAAATCATTGATGACGAAGATATGGTTGAGGACAGAGAAGAGCTTTCTGATGATGTTGATATACCTGATGTTAATGAAGATAGACATCAAGATGAACCCAAACATGAAACTCAAGAAGAAAGAAATATTGAAAAGGAAATTCAAGAGTTTAATGAAACAGTCCTTGAGGTTGAAGAATACTTAGACACCTTCGAAGATATAGAAATTGTTATAATAGAAGAGATAGAAGATATCGTAATTGATATAGAAGAAATAATTATAGAGGAAGAAGTTAATGAGTTGGACAAAGATGTACTACGAGATGACTCCGAGACAGAGGAAGAAATTCCGCAAGAAGATGAAATCGTGGAAGTACAAATTGAAATTATTGAAATAGAAATAGAAGAAGACTTAACAGATGAAGAAGTTGAAGAAGCCATTGAAGTATATGTGCAAGAACTCGACACCGAAGAAGTTATAGAAGTTATAGAAGAGGTCAATGATATAGGTGTACAAAACCTAGACCAAGCTACAGAAGAAGTACAAGAGATAGTACAAGCTGTTGTTGAAGAGGCTATAGAAGAAATAGAAGAACTTACTGAGGAACAAGTAGAGGTTGTTGCAGAAGTATTACAGGTACAGAAAGAAGATGTTGAGATTATTGCAGAGGCTGTAAAAGAAGATGAAGTTGTTGCAGTAGCTGTTGAAGAGTACGTTGAGAGAGCTGTAGA